GCAACCGGCGCAACCGGCGCAACCGGCGCTGTGACGAATTGTGTGGTGAACCTTTAAGATGCCGATATGCTACAAATTGTAAGACAATGTGTGCGGGTGTGGCTGTCAGTTTGGCGTGTGATGCGCCGACCACTTCGATACACGCATGAAATGATTGGGCCGGGCCAATGGACCGAAGCGGACGCTCGGGCGTGGAACGGGTTTTTACGGACCCCAACGGGGCGTAAACTAGACATTTTAATGGTTCACCATGTCTTAGACACGGTGCAAGAAACGGTGACGAAAAAAGGCGATGTGTACGAAGTCGGAGTTGCAAACGGAGTCCGGCAGACGTGGGTACAGTTAATGACACTTTCGGCAAACGGGGCCGCGCCAGAAGACGGCTCCAACCAGTAGTATGACACAAGCACCAACCAAGGCAGACGAGGCTTTTGCCGCGCTCATGGCCGATGCTGACAAGCTCGACCGTGGGTTGCCGCTTGAGACTCCAACCGTTGCCGCAGTTACGACTCCCCCCGGCGGTGGGGAGGCCAAGGAAGGGGTGTCTGACAGTAATGGGCTGGACCCAAAAACTGTTAGCCCCGAAACCGCACCGAAAACGGATGCGCCACAGACAGAACCCAAGGCTGAGACTCCCGTAGCGGATGCTCCCGCCCCTGCACCGAAAAAGCAGGTGGAGGACTCCGAACAGGAACCAGCCACTACCGACTCCAAGCCAAGTCCCCGCGCCGAGAAAAAGGCCGAGGCACTAGCTCGGACGTGGGAAAACGCGGAACGGCGACACAAAGAAGCCGAGGCGCGGGAAATCTCACTGGCGTCGCGCGAGCAAAAACTCTTGGGCGAGGAACAACGCCTCACCAAGCTGTCTCAGCAAGTGCAGACCTCAGAGGACCCGCTGCCGAAGCACTCGTTCGAGGATTTGGCGAGTTCGCTCGTCGGGTTTATTGACGAGGGAGACATCAAGCTGGCAAAGCAACTGGCACACAGCATGGCGGCGAAAGCTGCCGCGCAAGTGCGGGCTGCTTCTTCGTCAGCCGACAATCCTCAGTTTGTCGCTGCGTGGGAAAACACCCGCTCGCAGGTTGTAAAAGCCAATCCCGAGCTGGCAGACCCAAAATCCCCGTTGACCCAAACGGCCAGCTCACTGCTGGACGGTGAGTGGGGTGCGTTCTTTAAGGCTCATCCGGCAGGAGTAGCCGCCGCTGTTGAAGTGGCCAAGCTGCAACTGCAAATCGGCAAGGACAAGGAGCTGGCAGATAAGGTTCAGCGGTTGGAGTCGGAAAATCAAACGCTTCGGAAGAAGCTGCGTCTGGACGGCGCGACTGCTCCTGCCTCTCGTGAGGCAAAGGCGGTGGACATCCGAACGATGTCTCCCGACGAGCAACTCGCCGCTTTACGCAAGGAAGCCGAGGCACTCAGCCGCTAACGCGGACTGACGCCGCAAACCGTCGGGCTTGTCCTGACATAACTAAACAAAATTATGGCCGCACTCACTGGTGTCATCAACACCGCTATCACCGCAGGTGGCTTAGACAGTACTCGGATTTCCGAGGTGTTTAACCTTAAATTCCTGCAACACATCGAACAGAAGCTCGTGCTCGCAAATCTTGTTGAGCAGTTTGACCTTCCCCGCAATGCGGGCAGTCTGACTATGCGCTTCTTCCGGCGCGGGGCCGCGAACGTGGACAACGTCCGCTCCCTGACCGAAGGCACCCCGCTCACCACGTTCACTCACGGGACGTTGGAGAACGTAGAGGTTTCGCTCGCCCAATACGGCGACCAGACCAAAATCACGGACACCCGTGTTGCCACCGACCTCATCCGCCAGTTGGAGCTGGAAACAGCTCGTCTTGCTGAAGAAGCGGCGCTGCACCTCGACACGCAGATTCGTGACGCGCTCTACACGTCGCTTACGGCTAGCGCCAACTCAGCTCAACTCATCAATGCGACTACTCGCGCTTCTGGGAGCCGTGGCATTGCGGTCGCTGACTTGGACAAGGCCGCGACGATTCTCATGGAGAATGACGCGAAGCCTCTCGACGGCGGCTGTTACGTTGCCGTAGTTAGCCCGCGTCAGGCTTACGACCTGCGTCGGGATGCGACTTGGTCAAACGTCGCTACTTATTCCGACAAGGAGAAAATCTACAACGGCGAGATTGGCAAGTTGTTTAACGTGAAGGTCGTGGTGGCAAACAACCCCAAGACGTTCACCCACAACACGTCTCTGACTGGTCACGCGGCGTTTGTGTTTGGCAAAGAGTTCGCGGGCACGGTCAAGCTCGCGGGCAGCAATTCGCCGATGAAGCCGCAGCTCATCTATAACGACCAACCTGACAAATCCGACCCGATGAACCTCTTCAACGTCGTCGCGTGGAAAGCGTGGTATGCCTCGCTGGTGTTGCAGCCGAAGTTCGGTGTGCTCATTCAGTCTGACCGAAACCTGTTGGCCTAACCTTATAGGCCGCTGATGGGGGCGGGGCGGTGAGCTGAACCCAGCCACCGCTCCGCTACCCAATAAGGCTGCGATTATTATGCCGAACCCCGGACAACCTTTTATTGACGGTGACGACGTTACGGCTTCGCGGCTCAACGCGCTCGTTAGAGAGCAAAGTTTTGTTAGTGGTGAGGTCCCCGGTGCCGCCTTGGCCGATTTGGCCGTGTCTCGTGCCAAAATTGCCAACAACGCGGTAGACAACGCAAAAGTTGAGAAGAACACCTTGAACGCTGACCGCTTAATTGCGGCAGAAGAAATAAGCGGCTCAAGGGTTGGGCAGGTATTGGTGAGCCAGTCGAACGGTGATTTTGCGTCAAAGGCGCTGTCTGGTGACATCAAGGTGGACGCGGGCGGTGTCGCGGAAATCCAGCCCCAAAAGGTGTCTGCGGCCAAGCTCGCGGACAACGCGGTGGAGAGTCGGGTCATCAAAGCAGGCTCGGTGCTGACGCAGCACCTCAAGACGCTGGTGCTGGACACCTCTGGCAGTGCTGGCAATTACGCTTGCACGGTGGAAAATGTGGAACTTTTTCAAGGCTTGGAAATCAAGCTGTTCGTGCCGCGCGGGAACACGGCAACGCCAACGGGCGGAGTCCAAGGGCAGGTGACGCTCTCGCTTAACAACGGCACGCCGAAGCCGGTGCTCAAGCCCGGTGGCTTGCAATTCGCTTACGGGGAAATTGCCGGTGGTGCCATTATTTCAATGATTTGGACGGGGTCACACTGGTTGGTTCTCAGCCCGTGGACTCCATTGAGCCGTCTGACTGAGGAACGCACCACGGGCACATATACGATTCCGGCCAACGCGACCCGGCTCCGAATACGTTGCTGGGCCTCCGGCGGCGCCGCCATCGCCTATGAAATACCCGGTTTCCGAGGGAACCCAGATAGCTGGGGGGCTTATAATGGCGGCGGCGGAGCCTTTGCTGAGTGGGAGGGTCTTTTGGCCGCAGGCAGTTTCTCGGGGGGACAGACTTTGACCATCTCCAACAGCCAAACGCACATGACAGTTGCGGAGCAGGCGCCCCCCGCGCGGATGTTACTGCGTTGCGAACACGGCAAGCCCGGTAGCACAACCGTGCCAGCCGGACCCGGCGCGGGTGGTTCGTTTGACCACACTAGCGCGTTGGCGTCTCTCGGGGTTCGTTTCGCTCATGGTACGGCTGCTACTATGACCGCAAGAGGAGAAGGCAGCGACGGGCGCGGGTTTGGAGGGCAAGCGGTCTTTGGGACGCGGGTAAGCGATCCCCCGACACTCGTTTCCCCAAGTCCAGCTTTGTGCATTTTTGACGCGACTGTTCCAGCAGAAACATGAGCCTCTCCCTCGAACAAATGACGGACCACGTCGCCCAAGTTACGGGGGCGACGGACCCAGCTTCGCGCGAGGCAATTACAATGTTCTTGCGCCGCCGTTGGGTCATGGTGTGGGACGCGCAGTTGTGGGACGACAGCAAGGTAGTGCTGGCCTTAGCGACTACCTCGCCCGAAGTTATTTTGCCGTCGTGGGTGTCGCGTGTTTTGGCTGTCAAGACAACCGGAGCTGATTCGCTTGCTTTGACACCGATGGAAGTTGGAACTCTTTGGGCGATTTGCCCGCGAGCATACGAGGACGAGGGCGAGGTGCAGGTCTATACCGAGTTGCCCCCGGTGGGCACGCACACGCACCCTGACGGAAAAAAACTTCGCTTCGTCAGCAGCGCGGCTAACGATGTCACTCAGGTCCGCATTCGCGGAATATACAACGGCTTGCTGGTAGATGAGACACTCACGTTGTCTGGGCAGTCTCCTATTACTTCGGCCAATTATTTTGACGAAGTTTACACTCTTAGTAAAAAGCCGACAACTGGTTACGTTCAAATTAACGCTTCAATACCCGCATACGATGGCCCCGAAGTTAGGCTGGTTAATGGTGTATTGCCCGGTGGGCAGTTTTATTTGAGCATACCGGCTGCGGCTGAGAAGTATTATGAGGTTCAGTCTGCTTCGTCGGTAGCCGGTCCTTGGACCAAGCTCCTTGTGCCTTCGGTGGTGCAGGGTAGCCAGCTTATTTTTGCAATTCCGAGTAATACGACTTTTTCTTTATATAGAGCAGTAGCCGTTACACCGCCGCTCCGCGAGTTGCAGGTGCTTTTGCCAGAGGAAACTTCTCGGCAGCATCTTCGCGTTCGGCTGCACCGTGCGTTTACGGATTCGTCGTTAATTCTAACAGTTGTGGCTAAAAAGTGTGTGCGCCCTCTGTTGCACCCACAAGACACGCCGGAGTTAAATGGCTGTGAAAATTTGCTTATTGCCTATGCGGTAGCCGACACATGGGAGCGGTTGCGGCAAGTGGCAAAGTCCCAAGTTAAATTGCAAGAAGCTGGTGCGCTCATGGCTTCGCTCATTGAGCGGGACACCATACAAAAGGCGCGAACAGTTCAGCTCGTTCCAGATTCCGCTCAGTATGCCTAACAACGCTCCATACGGCCCGAGCAGCAACCCCACCGGGGCTTCGCTTGTTCGGTTTACCCAAATCAATCCCTTTGACACTGATGGGGACAACATTGTTGATAAGATTCCGCCAATCGGCCTTGAGCATCTTCCGCCCGGTTTATCGTTGCAAGTGCTTCGTCGGAACGCAACCAATACCGCGTTGGAGTGGCACACTTTAGCAGCAAATTCTGGCGGGACAGTGCCCGAACCACTGAGGCTGACTGGTGATATAGGCACTACTGGCGGAAGAATCCTAAGTGTGCCGACGTGGGCTTCTCGTATTACTCCAACACATATTTCATTTAACAGCGTTTATCAAATAGATGTGGACGTACTCTGGGATACTTTGATGCTGTTTCGCAATGGGCTGCTATTAAATGCTGAAAACGATTATACTGGGGTGGTAAACAATCCGGGTCGGTTTCAGTTATACGTCCCGTTAGGTTCGGAGGAGCGGCTGCAAGCGTTTTACTATCGTGGCACCACTACTGCGCCTAACTCATCGCCTGCATAATTTATGCCTGTCTCGACAAAACTTTCCTTAGAACAAGTAGCCGGGCTGCCAGCTTCTCTTGCCGTTCGGTCGGCTAATATCATTTCAATTACGCAGCCCGCGCATGGTTTTGTGGCGGGTGAAGTGTTGACGCTAAATTCCAACGGCATTTATGTCCGTGCGCTCGCAACCACTTCCGCAACTGCGGAAGTTATTGGGGTGGTAACTAGCGTGCAGAATGCTAATCTTTTTGAATTAGGGGTTTCTGGCACGGTAATCAATCTTGCCAGTGCTGTGCCGGGGGGTGTGCAGTTTCTTTCTGCGACGACAGCGGGGGCGTTGTCTTTAACTGATGTAAGTGAGGGCAACATATCAAAGCCGGTAGCAATCGGTTTAGCTGCCGGAGTTGCGTGTGTGCTTATCTCTCGTGGCTTCAAAAAAGCTGTGACTCCGGCACAGTCACGAATTTACAACGAATCACCCTCGGGTTTGCGTAACGGCTCAAACAAAGTTTTTACGCTGCAATACGCGCCGGTTTTGAGTTCGCTGCGGTTATACCGCAACGGTCTTCGTGTGAAACGAGACAGTGATTATACTGTGACGAATTTTACTATTAGTTTTATACACGCACCGATTGTGAATGCTGATTTGATTGCTGATTACGACATTCTTTAATTATGGCACAAAACACGTTTGAGCTTTTAGCTATTGAATTGGCCAACCTCGGGTTGGCTGGGCCTCCGGGTCCGCAAGGACCGCAAGGCGAGGTTGGCCCGCAAGGTCCCGAAGGCCCGGCGGGTCCCGACGGCCCGCAAGGTCCCGAAGGCCCGCAAGGGGCGCAAGGAGACGCCGGTGAAACCGGGTTGCAAGGTGACGTTGGCCCGCAAGGTCCCGAAGGCCCGCAAGGGGCCGAAGGCTTGCCCGGAGTACCGGGCCTTAGCGGCGGCACTGTATATGTTGCTTATGCTTCTGACACTGCCGGAACAGATTTTTCAACGTCTCCGTCGCAGTCACTTTCTTATATCGCTGTTAAAGAGACGTATGATTGGATTGAAAACCTTCAAGCCAGTGATTTTGCGGGTTTGTGGGTCAAATTTTTAGGGGATACCGGGTCGCAAGGGCCACAAGGCGAGCAAGGGCCACAAGGCGAGCAAGGGCCACAAGGCGAGCAAGGGCCACAAGGCGAGCAAGGGCCGCAAGGTGATGTTGGCCCTGCTGGAAATACTGGCCCGCAAGGCGAGCAAGGTCCGCAAGGTGAGCAAGGGCCGCAAGGCGATGTTGGCCCTGCTGGAAATACTGGCCCGCAAGGCGAGCAAGGTGAGCAAGGGCCGCAAGGTGAGCAAGGGCCACAAGGCACACAGGGACCTGCCGGAGCCAACGGTGACGCAACCGCGTATAGTCCGGCGGTTTCGGCAGATTGGGACGGCACCGCCCCTACTACGATTGGCGCAGCATTAGACCGTTTGGCGGCCTTGGTAAAAACACTAAACGACGGAACTGGGGCTTAATATGCCAGAATATACAGCTATTTCCATTATCGGCTCACAAGGACCAGTTGGCCCTGCTGGGCCAGCCGGGGCTACTGGCGCAACCGGAGCCACGGGCGCACAGGGTCCGGTTGGCCCTGCGGGGCCGCAGGGTGCTCAGGGTCCGCAGGGTGCTCAGGGTCCGCAAGGACCGGCGGGAAGTGGTGGTAGTAGCTCGGTAAACGCAGCGTCAATGCTGGCGCACATTATGATGAGGGCTTGAACTATGTTAATTCTTGATACAAATACTCGCAGCTTGCAGGTGGTTTTAGGCACCGCCAAAACCACAAACGACATGGCGGTAGCTGGTTGCTTCGTCAACCATAATTCCGTGTTTGAAGTTACGGCGCTAACGTCTTTTGGCGCGAATACTAACGGCACAACGGCGGTGACGCTTGTGGCAGCCCCCGCCAGCGGTCAAGTGCGGCAAGTAAAAAACCTGACCATTATCAATCTTGATACAACCGGGAAGCAGGTAACTGTTCGTCTCAACGATAACAACACGCTGCGTTCTCTTATCACGGTGTTTTTAGACGCTAACGATGTTTTGCAATACTCGGACGGCGACGGCTGGGAAGTGCTAACCGGCACGGGCGCGGTAAAGTCGGCGGCAACTTCAACGGTCATGGACAACAGCCTCACTTCGCCGAAGTATGTAGACGGTAGTGTGACTAACGCAAAGTTATCTGACATGGCGAGCAACACTATTAAAGGGCGAACAGCGGGCACTGCGGGGGCGCCGGAGAACCTGTCTGCGGCCAGCGTGTTTGGAATGTTGAAAGGTGTCATTCCAATGTCTTTTGCGTTTGGAGCTTCAGACGAAATCAGCCCGCTGACGGTGGGCAATGACAAAGTAAAGGGTTTGCGGATTCCGCACGCGATGTCCTTGACCTCTATTACTGGCAGTCTTTCGGGGGAGCAAACCGGCGGTAGTGTACTTACGGTGGATGTTCGCCGCGCAGGCACTTCTCTGTTTAGTAGTAGTGGAAAGATGGTGTTTACTAATAATCAAAGGCTGGCGCCTAGTCCAGTGTTGGCAACGAGTCCTACCGCGCTGGTGGCGCAAGATGAAATTTCTGTGGATGTTTTGCAAATAGGAACAAGTGGTGCGCGTGGATTAAAAATTACGCTTCACGGGTTTTTTGGATGAACTTTTTAATCAATTCTCATCGGTTTCTTGTCTCGGGTGGCGGCTTTGAGCCGGAGACTAGCGCGTGGATTAGTCGGGTTCTAAACTCGGGTAACACAGTTAATGCCACCGCTAGAAACGCTGTTAATGCTTTTGTAATAGCCTGCAAAACTGCGGGTATTTGGGATAAGTTTCGCCGGGTAAATTTGTTTTGCGGAGACAGTTTTCAAGCCATGCAGCACCCGCTTGTAAATAACGCGGGATTTGTCGCAGATTTCCCGTCAACTTTTGTTCAGGCTGTGCCGCCAAACTACGGCCAAAATAGCGGGCTTTCTGGAAAGCTTCAAATGAACACCGGGCTTGTTCCTAACACTTCCTTGGCGTGGAATAGCTGGCACTGCGGAATTTACTATATATCTACAACCCCAAATGCGGCGCAGATGGATTTGGGTTGCTATGGTTATCCTACACATCCAGTACATGAAGGCCACATTCAATGGCGTTTTACGGCGCATTACAACAACAACGTCGGAGGATTGGTTATTACCGGGGACCATAATAACGGAGCAAACCCCGTGTTTCAAGTTCAGCCTCCTAGCATCACGTCGGGTTTTATGCTCTCGTCTCGTCAAAACGTCTCGTCGTTGCGAGTTCGCAACACATCCGGGTCGGTCAACGTACATTATTCGTTGCCCGTCACCGGTATTCAAGCCCTGCCCACCTCGCCAGTTTTTGTCATGAGTGACGGACGGGGTCTATACAGCAAACATACGTTGGGCGGATACAGCATCGGAGCCTCTCTTACAGAAACAGAAATGACACAGTATGCTAGCATTATGGAAACTTTTCAAACTGCTCTTGGTCGTAATCGAGGTTAAATTTTTATGTCAAACGACGCCAAACTACCTGAGTTTGAGCCAAATATCCCGGCGCATTTGCTTGCAAATCTCAACGACCAAGACCGCTGGCTGCACGAGCAGTTGAGCGTCACTGGTCAGGTTGTCAGACACGTCGCCAACGTGCAGGCAGAGAGCGCCGCCGAGCGGCGGGAGCTGGTTCGCTGTGTTAGAGAAACGAGTGAGACTGTCCGTCAAAATCACGCTGAGTTTGTTCAACACGTTGCGATTGATGCTCAGGCGTTTCGTGAAGTTCGCGCACAGCTCGCGGCGTTTAAGTGGTTGCGGTTAGACACTTATTTTAACAACGACTTAGTTACCAAACTTATCGTTGCGGTTTTAACGACGATTATTGCTGGGTTTGTTGTCCGGCATTTTCTCTCCTAATGCCGCCTCCGTTATTTAACGAGCAGCTTGACGACCCGCTGTTGCTGGACGGGATGGCGGATTTTCGAGGGGGTGCAAACCGCATGACGGCCCCTCATTTGCTTGCGCCAAACCAGTTTCACCAAGCTCGCAACATGGTGCTTGACCCCGGCGGCAATTTGCGGACTCGCGGAGGCACGGTGCGCGTGACCTTGATGCCCGGCTGTGACCGCTTGGCGGCGCTAAATCTTGATGGACTCGGCACAAAATTGCTAGGGTCAGGTCCAAACACAGCCCGGCACACGACGTTGTTTGCGCCAGAACCAGCCGCGTCACCACTGTCTTTTTCTGGGTTAATTGGTGTTTCGACCTTGCTACAAGGCGGCAATCGTGGGTTTTCTGTCAGCGCAGACGAAGTGTGGGAGTATGACGGAACTAGACTTTATAAGCTCCGCCATCTGACGGTGGCCCTGACGGAGAAAGGCAGCGGCTACACAACGGCTCCCAACGTAACTGTGATTCCGGCCTCCGGCGAGACGCCGGTGGAAGCGGCGGTTGTCGTAGCCACGCTAGGCCAAAATGACGACGCGGATAAGGTTGTGGCCGTAAACGTGATTAACCCCGGGCGGGGCTATGTCGGACAGCCGACCATTAGCATCGAAGCCCCGGAAGCCGGAGAAGTTGCGCGGGCCACCGCCACCATACGGGTGCCGCCCAAGGGTCCTCATGCAGTCTGGCATACAAACCGATTGATGGTGGCTTCTGGCGAGACACTCTATGTCTCGGACTTTTTTACGCCCGGCTACTTTGCCGCGAACAACTCCCTGCGCGTGGGCGGCGACGGCCACCCCATTACCGGCCTCAAGGCGTGGGACAATTTTAACCTTCTTGTTTTCAAAGGATTGACAACTTGGCTGGTTACAACTGACCCGCTGTTACCTGTGGGGCAATGGCCGGTGGAAAGAATCAGCAGCAGCGTAGGTTGTTCGGCTTCGCGGACAGCGGTGCAGGTGGGCGCGGATGTCTGGTGGCTGTCAGGACAGGGCGTTGTTTCGGTTCGCCGCATGGCGCAAGAAACGCAGCGCGAGATTTCCAGTTCTATTTCCTTGCCGGTTGCAGATGTGGTGCGCCGCATTAACTGGTCTGCCGCCGAAACAGCGAGTGCCGTTTACTTTGACAACAAAGTTCTGTTTGCTTTGCCGCTGGACAACGCCACAACGCCGAATGCGTTGCTTGTCTATGACACGCTGGCGCAAATTTGGTTGGATGAGTGGACGGGCCTCGCAGCCGCAGATATGGAAGTAGTTGTCTCCGTTAATGGCCCCGAGTTGCTTCTGCTTGTGAACGGGCGGGTCGTTCGCTACAACGACGCCCGGTTGGTGGACGACGCCCCAGATGTGGTAGACACGCTAACCAACCTTATTCCTTCTGGGGCGCAGTTCATCAACAATGTTTACACGCTAACCGGGTTGCGGGCTGGGGCGCGTTATCGTTGGGTTCAACCCCCCTTTGGAGAACCGTCACTAATTAACGGAAGTGTCACACTGACAAGTTCGGGTGAGTTTACCGCAAACAGTACCGGGAGCGTCGTTTTGAACAAGGCTGTCACAACCCTGCCCGGGTCGAACGTAGTAGTTTCGATGGTGAATTTTATTGCAGATACAGCAGAGATTTCAAGCCA